GTGGACGTGTGGATGTAAAAAAACGGGCTTCTACGGCATTGTGAGCCACTTTAGGCGTAGGACGTGTTCTAATACCCTTTTGACGGTTACACGTTCGACACGTGGCTTGAAGGTTCTCTATGTCCAATGCAAGTGATGGATCGATTGCAATTGGAATGATGTGATCGACTTCGGTTGCATCCTTCCCACAATAGGCGCAAGCATAAGCATCCCTAGCCAGGACTACCAGTCGCAGCTTCTTCCATGCGTAACTGTTAGATCGTGCCATCATAGACTTCTTCGTTACCATGATGAACGGTGTCCATGCAGCTGTGGCATTCCTGTTCAAGCCTGACAGCCGTAGCCCTAGCCCTGTCACGTTGATCAATGCATTCGGCTAACACTTCGATTAGATCCTTGTTCTGGGCTTCCCACGATTCGATCATGTGTTGATAATGGTTGATTAAGGTTGTTAATCTTCCGATGATTGTGACCGATGATTCTGTTGCTTCTGCAAGTTCTTCGATTAGTCCGTCGGGTAGAGCGATCTCGATGTCTTTAATGTTGTCGTTCATAGTGTGATCCTGCCTTGATTGGGACGGTGGAAGGGAATGGCTTTGTTACAAGCCAAATCCTGCCCGTCATGGTTTCGGGGTTCGGTCATGGGTCCTAAGACAATCGCGCCATTTTCATCGACATCTTGACAAGTTATGCAGGCGATTCGGTTTGCATACAACATCGATGATCTTCCCTTGTGTTTCTGGGAATCTGTTTTCATGGTGTTTCGTCCATGACTAAGCGACGCCATCTGACGGCGGTTTATCCGATTCGTTAGTCGGACAGCGGTTAACGTCGCGCCTTGACGGGATTGAAATGCTAACACGTTAAGTCCAGATCGGCGGACGAACGCTAGATGTTCGCGTGTCACTTAGATCGGGATGAAGTTCGCCTTCGTTAATCAACCAGAATGGACGCGTGTGGACGTTCGAAGCTGCGTGAAGCGGTTGATATTCAAGATCCGAATATTGGTAATACCCGCATAAATTGAATTTCCATCCCACGCCTTGACCTTCAATGACCATCAATGTCCATCCAGCCTTCTTTTGAAGTGTGTTGTCCCAGTATTCGATCGATGCGTTTCGCGTGTTTTCGTTTAGGTGCTTAACGTCAATCTGATAATCACCCAGGATGATATCGGGACGTCCTGGACCATCACTTGCATCCCAGACCAGATCAACGCCTTCGGTGTAGTTCAGTATTTCGATAGCTGCGACTTCCGTTGCCACGCTTCGCAAAATGCCCCGATAGAATCGGCGTTCATCCTTCATGCGTTGATCGCCTGATTGTTTGATCTGATTCCAGCGTTGATTGGCAACCTGGCGAATTTCATCTTCTTGATCTGTAATGTCAACGATAATCATCGCGGGCAGCTTCTATATCTTCTTTAAGGATGCCGTTGACGTCATTTAGCATCGCAACGATTTCGGTCCTAATGGCTTTGATTGCGGGATGCGCGTTCATCGCCTTACCCCGAATGAAGCAATCAAGGGACATCAGGGCTTGCGTGTATCCTGCGTCGAATGCGTCAAGCGTTCTAGATTTATTGTTCATCTAGTCCACCTTTAGGGATGTCTGCCCAGGGATCATTCTTTGGGATTGATTCCTTTAGCCATTCGATTAGTTCGGAAGCCTGCGCGACGTTCAATGTTGTCGTGATGTTGTGCTTCTTCTTAAATTCTTCGATGTAGTGAATGTTCGGTCCGACCATCTTCAAGATAAGATCCGATTGTTTTTTTGTCATCGATGGTGTTTGTAATGGAAGTCCGCTGACCTGTCGCTTGGCTGCGGGCTGATAATCTGGCGATGCTTCCGGAATATTGTGATCCAAGTCTTTCGCCCATAGGTCTAAGGCAACGCCGAATCGCATCGCAGCTACGCGGATCGCGTTACCGATTGCGCCTTTAATGCGGTCATAAGTGTCGGACCCCTGGGGTTCGCCGTAACCGATACGCGTTACCCCGCAGACCGTCAACTTGATCCATAGTCCGCCACGTTCGTCGAATAGTGGCAATCCCTGATCGTCGAATGACATTGGCTCCCAGTTCCATTCGGGATCTACTTCCAGCAATCGACGGGTGACGTTGCCATGTGAAACGTAGTCCAGGCGAATCCCGCCTTTTGGCAGCTGTTGAATCTGGGACTTAGGGAACGGCGCAAGTAGCGCGTCAGATTGTTCAGGCTTCATCGGTAGTCCCGATCTATGCGGGCTATGGTTTCGCGAACGTATGGCGAGAATTCCCGCGCCACTTCTTCCGACAGCGGTGCGATGGCACGACATCGGGCTTCTTGTTCTTCATTCCACTTGTAGAAGTCATACGCGAAATAGGCAATCACTAATCCAAGAAGGATAAAGAGCTGCGCGGTAGTGAATGAATCGATTGCAGATACAACCAAAACACCGACGAAGATCGCGATGAATTGGATGATGTTCTTGATTGGATTGTTTGTCATGTGGGTCCTGATCCTTTGACGTGTTATTTGATTTTTTTTGCGCCTGTTATCTCGCTTGACCGATAACGCTTGACGGTGCCGATTTTGACAGGTGTTACCGCGCCCATCTTTTCTAGTCGCCATAATGTCTGCCTGCTAACCTTCAAAACCTTTTGGGCTTCTTGACTTGATAGCAATTGGTCCGTCATGTCCATAATGTAACACCGTCATCCGTCAATTTGGTCATCCTTTTCGCGTGTCGTCGTGATCCTGTAAGTGTTCGGTTAATAAATCCTTTAGATTGTTCACTTTATTATGTAAATCGGTCAAGGATAGTCCGCCATTATTTCCCGGTTGGATTGGGCGTGTCATTTGATCAATGTAGGACTTTATCGGTTTGACGATGCCCCATTTCACGATCATTCCAAATAAGGTCAGGATCGCAATCATGCTTCCCGCAGCTTGTCCCGCGGTCATCAATGAATTCATATCGAAACGGCTTTGATCTGTCGTCCGTCTAGGACGATGGGCTTAGTCCCGTCATGCCAAATCCAGAATCCGATTGGCATCGACGGCGCGCATCGAAAGACATGGGACCAATGTGAATGATAAGTCTTACCTGACCAGCCTGCGACGTTCTTATCATCAAATCCCGTTTCATCGATTTTGTCGGTTCCAGGGAATCGCGCGAAGCGACCACGAACGACGTTCGGCGATCCAGTTTCGGGAAATTCAATTCGAAGAATAGTCATCCAATGCCAGGACGCGACCTGATTTACCTTGAATGATGTTGCACCTGCGAAGCGAACGTATGTCCAAGTCTTAGGCTTGATCGATTGCTTATCAATTCCCGAATCGGTTTTGTGCAGGATTTCAGGCATCGATCCACCTTTGCGGATTTCGACTTCCTGCCCATCCTTTCCATAAACGACCCGATTGAATTTCGAAGTGAAGATGGCTTCCTGTCGAATTGCCTGTCGATCCCACTTCGCCAATTTGATCGCCTGCGTTTACGCGTTCGCCGACTTTGACATTGATCGCGCTTAGGTGGCAATAGCCTGCCCATAGACCAGCGGACCCATCCTTGAATCGATCATTGTCGATGATGACGTGTAATCCGTAGCTGCGACCCCACCCGCGTCCGACTTTGTGCCATCCAGCGAATACGACCTTTCCAGACACGGCAGAATTGACCGATGTACCCTTTGGGCAGCTGTAATCGAAGCCTTTATGCTTCTTCCGTGTTCCCTTGTATGTCACGCCATAGGGGAAAGTTATGATCCACTTATTCGGGACAGGTTTCATCGGCAGACTTTCCATATCGCGGATCATCAGGATTCATCCAGTTGATCAAAATTGGCAGACCAGCAATAAGACCAACCTGTACAATTTCCGGAATGTTTAGCGATGCGACATTATCGATCACCCATACCAGCATTCCCGCAGCTGCGACCTTAGCAAATCCACCAATCGGGCTAGTGGCTAACCACGCGCCGATCATGATTCTTCGGATGGTGCAGGTTCATCAGTTTCGACGGCTTCGCCCCAAACGTGACATAAGCTGCACAATACGGGATTAATCGCGTCTACAAAATAGACAGGGTTGATATTGTTTTCGCAACCTTCGGTGACACAAGTAAAAATCCAAATCATGTTAAACCCCTTGATATACTATTGCAAAATTAAAAGTATTTCCCGTGACCCAAGTATCGGGGATGGCTGTAGTTATAGTGCTTCTTTGCGCGTAAGTTCCAGCTGCGCTAATTGCGTGTAATTGAATCGTCGAAGTGCTTGCTATTGTAACAAATCCAACGAATCCACCAACGCCTGCTTCAAGTCGCACCGAATTATCTATGTGCGGTGTTGCTGAATTGAAATTTACAGGCAAGGAAATCAATAATTGGGTTCCTTTTGTTGTTGTGCTTCCAAGTTGAAAAAATCCGCTTGCAAATACTGTTTTTCCAATTTGGCAATATTTTGCTTGCGACCATGTTCCGTTCCCGTTTGCCCAACCACCTGAAAGTGTTGGCGCCCATGTTTGCCAAGCCAATAAGCCTGATCCAACGGATGCGTCAATTGCATCGCCTAAAGATTCGATGGCAGATGCGCCATCCTTAACATAGTCAGCGCTCGTCGGAACTGGCCATGAATTTATTGGTGTTATAGTTGCCATATTAGAGATCTTCCCATTTCACTAGATTAGGATACGCCGTCCAGGTAGTTCCTGACGGTATTTGGTACCAGACAATCGATGGATAAGTTTCTGATTGCGCTGATGCGATCAATGTCAAGATCGCTTGTTTTTGACGGATTGCCCATGACCATCCTTCGACGTATCCTTCGAAGGTTGTTCCAAATACGGCAGGCAGATCCGAAGTTGTGATTGGTAGTCCGCAATAAACGTCCGCTAACGCGTTACGCGTTGCATCCGACACGGTTGGACTATGTAAAGGGATGACAAATTGTTCTGGATAGACCCGCGGAAATGATCGCGCTTCCAGGAACAAATCCGCCTGGCTTTCGGCATCGGAAAGATTGTGAAGCGTCGTGGCGCGTCTTCCGGAAAGTTGTCCATAAAGAATGATTGATTGTTCGTCGCGTGAATTGGCTTCGCCTGCGCGATAGGTCACGGTTACATCATTAACAATTTCAGACCATTGGGCAGCTGTTTTCAAGCCTGATGCCAGGATGTCATCTTCGGTCAATGTTAACGCCGTAAATCCTGCGCGGGCTGAATAATCGTCATAATGCAGGGAGCCGTCGCCATGTTCACTTAAGACGCCACGTCCTGATTGTGCAGCTTCTTGCGCCAAAGTCAGCGCGTTCGCGTCGCCGTCGGTGTACGCTTCCAATTCATAAACGCCAGGTGTGTCGATGTCCGTTGCAAGATTGTTGACCACGGCAAGATTGACCCCGTCATACGATGCCCATGTCACGTCGGTTGGAAGATCCGCCCAGGTTAGGGTTGCTGATACGTCGTCCCATTCTGTCAAAAAGGCTTCGGTCAGGATGTTTAGAATTCGGGTTCCTTCAAATTCTTTCGCGTATCCGATGGATCCTGCCAATTTATGATTAAGCGATGCCAGGGGTCCGACAGCGGTCAACGTGTACGTCGTAATATTTCCGATGTCACCGTATTCGGCAAGTTCAATCCCGATGTCGCTAATGATGCCATTAAAGATCGATGTGTCACCTGCCGAAGGCGTTTCAATCATTATCTGTAATTCTTGCGACAATGCCACGTCAATTGCGGTGTCTGCGGTTGTCCATAAAGTTAATCGGGCATAACCTGGCGACGGTTGTTCAAGAATGTTAGGACGACCCATTGTGACGCTGATGTTATCAATAACAATCGACGGATCGACCAGCGTTGAATTGATAAAGATCGACGGATTTGGATCGTATGCGGTCACAATCGCGCCCCTGCAAAATTGACAGGGCTTGTCCGACGTGCGCTGTTCTGGAATAGCGTTTCAAGGCTTCTGCGGACACCTTCGGGATCGATTGCCCCGTTAATAGTGATGTTCACCCCGCCACCGCCACCGAAGGATCCTGACGGCGATATTGCCCCCGATGTGTTAGCCGTAAACAATTCGGGTCCGTTCTCGCCAACGACGTAAGATCTGCCCTGGCGAACGGGTCCACCAGCTGCGCGGAATCCATCGAATGCAGCTGCAATCGCTTTTCCGACAGGTGAATCCGCGATGGCTTTTCCGACCTTCTTGATCTTGTCGAATATGTCATCCATCAATTCCTTGAATGGTGCAATCTTTTTGTAAGCCAAAACGAATCCAGCTGCGAGAGCTGCGACGGCGATTACTACAAGACCAACGGGGTTCAGGCTTAATGCAAGATTGAAGGCATATTGGGCAGCTGTAACGATTGCCGTCTTAGCTGCTAGACCGACCATCGCGACCTTGTATGCAATCAGGGAAATCGTTGACGATTTGTAAGTTAATTCCGCCAGGGTTTGAGCTGCGGTCGCCGATCCTGTCGCAGCTGCTAACGTCAAATAGCCGATCTTAAGAGCTGCGCTGACCACGCTTGTGATGACCATGATGGCATTGGTGGCAATAAGCGCAAATTTCAATCCGATAATAGCAACGGATAACGCGCCGACAACGCCAGCGATGATCAAAATTAATTGGGAATTTCTTTCGATGATCGGCGCAAGTTTGGCAAGACCATCCGCCAGGGGACCGACGAATGGAAGCAATCCATATCCGATCGATTCTTTTGCTTCATCAACGGCAACGGTCAATCGTGCGAATGATCCTTGTGTTGTTGCAGCTTCTGTCTTAGCAAATCCATCAAATTTCTTTGCTAGGTCGTCATAGACAACGCCAAAATCTTTTGATTTTAGGATGGATGAATCAACGCCTAATCCCAATCGACCAAGCGCGACGGCGTTTCCGTCGTAAGCCTTACCCAATGCATTCGAAACGGCATCGACATCTTTGCCCGTAGCTGCGGATATGTCCAGCGCAAGATTAAGCAATTTTTGAGCTTCAGCAACATCTTCGGTTGATCGCAACAATCGACCAAGTGACGGACGCAATTTGTCGTCCTGGATACCTAATGCAAGGGACGTGGCTGATATGTAATCTTCGACGGCTTGTGTTTGGGCTTCGGTCGCGCCTGTCGTATTCTTTAAGGTTTGCGCCAGGACGCGGGCTGATTGTTCATCTTCGGCAGCTGCCTTCGCAAAATCAACGGCAACGGCGGTCAATCCAGCCAATGCCACGGACGCGACCTGCGCAGCTCTATTGACAGACTTAGACATCTTTTGGACGCCTGTCTGCGCGTCCTGGATGCCTTTAGCGAATCCCGTTGTATCTGCCTGCAATAAGATCGTTAACGGACGACCCACGCCTTTAGTTGCCATTAGTAATCAACCCCGCGATTCCATTTATCGACGACATCATTGACGCCATTTTGCCACGCCTGAAATGTTGGTTCGGTGTAAGAATTGGCAGCTGTATCGGTCCAGCCTGGACGAACGCTTTGCGCCCAAAATTGGAATCTACCGGTGGAAGCTGCGGAAGGTTGATTTTGATACACACCTTTTATCGTACCGAAACGAATGAAGTTTGTGGATGCGCCACCACTAAACGCGACGGACTTTGATCCGATTGTTACCTTCGGGATTCTGTCGCGTCCAGCCTTGACAGATTGATTCAACTTGGTCGCATAGTTTCCCGCGTGACCTGAAATTGCGGAACGGATGGACGGCACCATTATTGAATCTGCAATTTGAATCGCGGTTTGACGCAGATCTTCGGACGCGCCTTTTGGAAGTGCCTTCAAAGATTTAAGAATTGACGCATATTCGGAAGCGTCGACTTTTGTCGCTTCGCCTGATGCCATGTCATTTCCTTTTCGATCGTTCGATTCTTATTGTCTGGATGGTCCCTAACATTTCCCAATCAAGATCTTCCAGGTTAATCTTGACTATTCCTTCGACGGCAAGATCGGCGATGGTTCGTCCGATAGTGCCGTTTCGGTAAAATCCGTTTCATCAATTCCCACCAATTCCACGGATTCCAATTCGTTTGCCCAATCATCAAATTTCTTTGAAATCTGATTCCCACGTTGTAAGACAGCGAATGCCATGACCATAAGATCTTCAAATCCCATGTTCACTTTGACTACATCTTCCCCGTCGACCCGCCGATTCTCAATCAGGTCGGTCATCTTTGATTTTGTCATCCGTTCCCATTTCATGAGATCGGCGGGCAACGTGGTCACGACCATTACGCCGTGATCGGGATGTTTAATTTTGATTTGGATTTTCATTGGTCCTGATTCCTTTCCTTATGCCCGCGAAACGGCGCCGTCAACGACGACGAATTCAACGGTCACGGTCAATGCGTCCGTAGCTGCGCCACCCGCTTCAGGGAAGTTCGGGAAGATGTCACCGGTGAACACGGATCCGCCTGCTGTGAAACTGAACGCGATTGGTGTGTCACCAGCTGCGCCAGCTGCATCGAATAGGGCTTCACACACGGACGCAGGGGATGTTGATCCCCAGTCCTGGTAAAGTTCGACAGATAGTGTCGCGGTGTAGTCAATGGTCTTGTATGCGCGACCAGATAGGACTTCCAAGACCTGCTGATTTGGTTCGACGGCTAGTGTGACCGAAGCTGCGACATCGTCATACGAATCGCCGTCTATTGTTAGGGCTAGATCATGCCCTGTGACGTAGGTTAATGCCATTTCATTTCCTTAGATAGTGACATCGAATTGAATGTCGGTTGTTAGTAGATCGTTCGGTCCGACCTGTGCGATCTTCGGTTGTGTAAAGTCCCCGACGCGGATTCCCGTCGGAAGATGTTCGGACACGTTCTCAATCATCGCGTCCAAGTTTGTAAGAGCTGCCTGATTGTCATTAGCTGCGACACAC